GTAACAATTAAAGAAATTAAAAATCTATCAAAGCCAGATTCTTATGTCTTTCAAAAGAAACAGTTGGAAGCTCGAATTGATTCATCTGTTATTGCTTCAGACAGGAAACAAGATAAATATTATCAAAAGATTACTAACTTGGCCAAGGTTATGAGAGATTATCATAACTGGCTCAAATCAGTACTTATTTATACTTATTGTCAAGAGTTTAAGGAAAACAAAGATTCTAAATCAAGAAGAACTAATCTATTAGATATTGGATGTGGACGAGGTGGTGATATTTTGAAATTTTATCATTCACGTGTAGGACATTATGTAGGATTCGATCCTAATTACGAAAATATTTATGCATCCACTGATGGTGCAATTAGTAGATATAAGCCATTAAAAGAGAAGATGCCAGGTTTTGGAAAAGTTACCTATATGCAAGCAGATGGTTCTGTTTTATTAAATTCTAAAGAACAATCAAAAGCTATTCCAAATCTTAGTACAGAAAATAAAGTTTTAATTGATAAAATATTTGAGAAAAAGCACTATTTTGATATTATTAACTTTTCCTTCACTATACATTATTTGTTTGGCAATAATCTAATGATCAAAAATTTAATTGAAAATATTAAATATAATCTAAAAATTGGTGGATTTATTATTCTTGAAATTTTTGATGCTGCTGCAGTAATGAAGTCAATGGGTGATAAAAATTCTTTAACATCTTATTATACAGATGAGGGCGGTAAGAAATTAAAATGTTGGGAAGTTGTAAAGAAATTTGATGGTGAATTAACAGATGAACCCGGTCAAGCGATAGATGTGCATATGAGTTGGTTCATGGAAGAAAATAAATATATGGAAGAGTATTTGGTAAGCAAAAAGTTACTTGTGTCTACTATGAAAAAGGCAGGTTGTGTATTAGTAGATACAGAATCATTTGGTAATATCTACAATTTAAATAAGCCATATTTTACTAGTGTAATTGAACATGAAGAAAATCCAAAGAACAAAAAATTCTATGAAAACGTAGCCAAATTTTATGAACCTCTTAAAGGACCCGATAAAGAAAGTAAAGCTTTTTCATTCTTGAACAGATATTATATCTTCAAGAGAATTGAATAAAATTATTTTATTAAAAAATTGAAATTTATACAATTTATGTCATTCATTTATAAATTGATTTTGATGAGAGTGCAATCATTATTCAGTAACGTAATCAAATCTGCCAGCAAATCGAGCAGTAAACGTACATTTAGCAAATGTACACCCAGTACCAAATCTGCATATGCCAACAAATGGAGCAGTACCAAGAACCATAACTTGACAAATTTTGGAAACAGTGCACATAATAAACACCCCAACGCTGTCCATTTACCAAAAAGTCCTATTTCCGAATATGAAAAAATGTGTACAGGACTTGCTCGAATGGTGCGATTTGGTAATATATCATTGCCTTCCATTCCAGATGAAATCACTATTGAGAGTCTACGGAGGAAAGGTTCTTTAGATTCCAAAGATATCGAACACTTAGTCTTGTTGAAGAAAGAACAATCTACTACCCTTAAAGATCTTGATTTGGCTTTAGGTCCAAAAGATGCTCCAATGATGGATTTGGTTTCGAAATCAGGGACGTGTTTTCCAGTAGAAGTCAAGACCACCTTTAGCACATGCACTAGATTTCCAGAGGTTCCTGTCAATCACAAGGCAGTTTCTCTCATGATGAAGGGGCGTATGCACCAAAAGGCATTGATTGTAGTTGTCAATTCCAGAACGTTGGAGTTCTGGATCTTCAAGGCAAACAAAAGTGTACGAGTGATTGGAGAAACGAGTGAGAGTATATCCCGTTCCATCATTGAACCAATTCATGAACCTTTGGAAATGGGTAGATTTTCTTTTTAATTTATATAGATAAATCACATGATGATTCTACTTCATAATAAAAGTTGAATAACAAACATTTAATTTAAATTAATAGTAATATAATGGAATACAATACATCAATATCTAATTATATTACTAATAATTTAAGACTATTTCCGGATGTGGGAAATGTTGTCCCTTACGACGATTTATGTCAAATATTATTTGCTTTTAAGATTAATGATATATCTCGAATGGAATTATTACAAAAGGGGTTTGTTGTTAATGCGAATGATGAAAATAACAAAACAATTTATTTCAGAATAGAAAAATTATTTGATTTTATTAAATTTTGTCATAATAAAATAGATTTGAATACACCAAAAATTTGTCCGATTAATTTCTATCAGGTACTTCAATCAGAATCACCTGAAATAAATATACCACAAGTCTATACAAACATTTTTGAGACATTAAAAGATTTCAAAGATTTCTTGGATAAAAAAGAAGATATTAATGCAAAAACAATATTAAATTATTATTGGAATAATATTTTTAGAGGAATAGTTACTAGTTATAATGAATCCCCGTATATGTTGACTATAAAGTTTACTAAAAAAGGTGGTTTTCCATTTATTATGAATCTATGTGAATTTCAAACAAACCTTGATAATGCAGTGTGTATTAATTCGATTGGTCAACCTAGATTAGAAGAATTTGAAAGATTACTAAATACTTGGACACAAGACATTTTAATGGATAATCCAGATAATTATGTAATTTCATGCTTGGAGTATGTAACTGGATCACATGACATGGCAACATTTATTTTTAATTCACATAAAAGTAAACTACTTCATGTCATTGATATTAATAGTTTAAATGAACTGATTAAGTTTTCAAGTAAACAAAAACAGTTAGAGTATATTGAACATTTCAAAAAAATATATAATGGAAAAGATATATATTCAGTTAATGATGATAAGATTTTTCTAAATTTTGAAGGTTTTAATAAATATCTACTTAATTTGGATAGTTCATATTTGTATAATTTTCAAGAAAAAGAGAATATAAATGAACTATATTATAGTATTATGGATGAACTTGTGAATTCATATCAAAGATTATATACTTATACGAAAATGTTATAATATCTATTACTTTATATATGAACAATGAAAAATATTATTTGAAATATATAAAATATAAAAAAAAATATTTAGAATTAAAAGGTGGGTCAATGCCAATAGATTGTAGAGGGAAAAATATGGAAATGTTATCAACTTCGAACCCTTTTGGATATCCCATATTTAGTCAACAAAATTTATACAATCATTTTGGTGATTGTTTTAGTAAAGGTAGATTTGCAAACTTTTTAGAGATTGCTAGAAAGAATAATGTAACTATTTTAGATATGGAAAAAGCCGGATTTACATATCATCAAATCATTGTTTCAGAAATTGATACAGAAGATAATATTTATAATGAAATTTGGAAAAATCATAAAACATTAATAAAAGAAAATAAATATTTTATACTAAGAGCTATTTCTCAAGGATATCTTAGATTATTAGCTAAAGATAATAGTAGTCCAATTTTTGATGATGCTAAATATATGGTCGAGATCGGAACAGAGGCATTTGCTCATAAAGCAGATAAAGAACCTTTTAGTGATAAACTATTGATTCTAGCGTTCAATATGCTTTTAAAAATACAAAGCGTAAAAGATTCAAACGGTAAAACTGCCGTAAACTATCTTGATATATTCTGGAAGGGATTAGAAAAATATAATATATCACCTGATGACTTAAAAAAATTAAAAGCAGATATTTTTATCTAATTATTTGTATAAATGAAAGATGAATATTACTATAAATATAAAAAATATAAAACAAAATATCTTTTACTAGGAGGTGCCAAAGTGAAAGAATGTAATGGGGATGCAATAGTTAAAGGTGGTATATATGATTCTAATATTACTGTAAATGATATGTTTAAACATTATGGAAATTGTGTAGATAGTGACGATTTTCCAAATTTTGTTGGATTAAGTAAAGATAGTAATATACAAATTATTGATTTAATAAAAGTAGGATTTACCTATGAACAACTTTTGAAATCTGGTATTGATTCTCAAGATAATATTAATACAATAATTTGGAGTAATATTAACCAAGTGGATATTAAATTTTTATCAGAAGCAATTAAGAAAGGATATACTAGTTTATTATCTAATATAAATAAATTAAATAAAGAAATTCCAATGATTGATTTTGATAAGATTATTAAAATTATTGAAGATATTTTTTTAGATACTAATTCTAGTAGTAATTATCGATACAATTTGATTAAGAATATAATAATTAAAATTAACAAGTTTGACCCAAAAGATATTAAAGATTTTGAATATAAAATGAAAAAGATTTGGAAAGTTCTTGAAAAAAATCATATCTATAAGAATGATATAATGAAATAGATATATGTATAAGAATGATATAATAAAATAGATATATTTATTAATTTTACCTTGATAGTTTTAATAAATATAATATAAAATTATCTAAGAGATAATTCAATGTATGGTGTAACATATGAATAAAATGTAGGAACAAAGACAGAACTTAGATTATATACATATGGGTCATAGTACCAATGATAGATAGGAAAATCTGTATTAGGAACATATCTTTGAACTCTCTTGGTGTTATGATCAGGGGAATCATCAAAATCATCATCGTCAGAAAAGATGTCATCTGTATCTAAAATTTCATCATCACTACTTTTTTTATTTTTTTTAGTAGTCTTTTTTGCTTTTGCTTTTGTTTTTGTTACTGGTTTCTTTGTATTTTTTTTAGCTTTAGCACCACCTTTTTGAGTTTCAATTTTTTGAGTTTCAACTTTCTTCTTAAATTGGCTAATTTTATCTTGTAAGCCTTTATATGAAGCACCTTCATTTTTAATACTATATGGTTCGATTGAAAAATTAATTTGATTATCTTTTTTGTTTTCTTTAACTTTAAAACTATAGTGTTTACCTTTACCAGAACTTCCTTTTTGAACAGTAAATAAAAATTTAGGAACATTGTTATTAAAATGTTCAGATAAGTTAGTATATAACATTGTTCCAGCTTCAATTGAGTTTTTAGCTTTTACTGATTTTTCAAAACTTCCTTCAATGTACGGATTTACAAGTACATAAGTGTTTACCATTTATATATTATTATAGATTTTTTTTTAGAAAACTTAAATAAATTATTAAATTAAATTTAAACGATTTCTCTTTAAAGAAAATCCAACAATTTATTTAATATATGGTAAAGATTATTGAACTTAAAACCACACAGTCATCCGCCATAAAAATTTTAGTTGACACATTAAATTCATTATTGACAGATGTTAACATAACTTTTTATCCTACACAAGATACAAATAATAGTGATGATTCAGATTATGAAGATGATAGCGAAACATCTAATGGAAATTCTGAAGAAAACAATGATAGAAAAGCTTCTAGAAAAGGAGGTGTGGTAATTAAAGAAGTAAACAAAACAATAACTGTACTCGTTTACTGTAAACTAGACGGGTTTGAAGAATATAAATATAATTATCACAAGAATAAATTAATGATTGGTGTAAAATTACCAAATTTATTAAAATGTTTAAAATGTATGACTCATTTCGATACAATGTCGTGGATTATAGAAGAAGAAGATATGAATAAACTTGTTGTTATTCTAGAAAGTACTGAAAGAAATGAAAAGAAAATTTTCAAGTTAAATTTGATGGATTTAGATGATGAAAAATATGAGATAGAACCAGTTACTTTTCCTTATTGTATAACTATGCCATCCCAAGATTTTCACAAGTATTGTAAAGATATGGCATCTGTAATGGCTACTAAGATGGATATTCAAACAACTTCAAATATGGTATTCTTATCAGGTAAAAGTGATATAGGGTCAGTAGACTTTCAGGTTGGTGAAACTATCGGTGGACTACAGATAGATGTTAACACTGATAAGAATGAGATAGTACAGGGTAATTTCGAATTAAAATATTTAACTATTTTTACAAAGTGTACGAATTTATGTAATGAAGTTAAATTATTCTTAAAAAATGATTATGCTTTGGTAGTAAGATATCAGGTAGCAGCCTTGGGTGAAATTAAATTAGTTTTATCACCAAGTGAACCAGAAAATTAAACACAAAATGAACCATAAATTTAATCTAATTCAATGAATTAGATTATATTTAAACTTGTATTAGTTAAACTTGTATTTCGGGCATATGGGCAATATAGATTATATCTAATCCCCATTTATTTAAAATATCTTTACATATTAGATTTAAATTATTATTTTGACTACTTTTGTTCCAAACTTTTATAACAGAGAAATTATTTTTCTTCAAACACGCGGATAACCCAATAATATCATCTTCTTTAGAACTTAAATTCTCAGTAACAAGATGTAAAGATAAATCATTCCACAAGTCTTGAGCCATATTTTCATTTACCTTAAAAGACCAGCATCCTCCATGTTTATTTGCAGGGTCTTCCCATATAGGGGTAATATCATTTTTCATAATAAAGAAATGTTTGCTATTAATACCATTTAATTTTTCCCAATTGTTATATAATTTCCAATATTCTTGTATATTATTAATATTGTATAATTGTTTGTATCCATTAATAGTCCAATCTTCTTTAGAGTCATGATACCATATTTTCCACTTATTTTTAAATTCGGAATCCATTTACTTTATAATATAAGCATAAATGTTATTTAAATACCTTTTTTGTTATATATTAATTATATATGGAAAACTTTTCGAATTTATCTTTTACTAATACCTATCTAAAACTAAGAAATTATAGTATAAATTATTTATATACGAATATTCTTTTATTAGTAAGATTTGAAAAAAAATACTTGATTTATGATAATAATATTATTTTATTTGTTCTAAACTTATTTCCTTATTTTATAGTGGATAAATTATTGTTTATTTCTAACATTGATTATTTATATAAAAAAGATGATATCATTTATTATTCTAAACTAACCAAGTTTTCATTAAGCCCTATAGTGTTGGGAGTTTCTTTAACTTCAAATAATAGAACCATTGATATTAAAGATATTTATAACAAGTATGGTAATAATGTACCATTACAATTAATAGTTAGCAATGAAAAGTTATTGGTTAAAGACGAAGATACTATTTATATTAAATATATTAGTTCTGGAAAAATATGTGAAAAAAGCTTTAACTATAAAAATATTAAATTATATTTTAAAATAGATTTATTGAAATAATTTCTCACTAAACATATAATGGAGAAAATTAATGAATTTATTAAAAAGTATGGTATAATTATATTAGTCATTATATTATTTGTTTCTGGTTGTTATAGAAGTAAAATAACAGAACCTATGATATGTGATTTAAAAAGAACAAAGTATAATTATTTTTTTGATAATTATTTACATTTGATTAAAAAATATAATTTGAGAGACAAAGAACTAAAATTATTAAAATCATTATTTGATATAGATATATTTAAAAATACAAATTATGTAAAAGATAACAAAAGTTTATCTGAATATGTAAAAGTTAATAATATTGAAGCTAAAAAAGATGATTTTATATATGCAGTAAATGAAATAATTAATAATAATAGAATTTGGGATAATACAAGTAATTATGTTATCACATTAGATTCTAAGATATCTCAAGTTAGACACATTTGGTTACTAGATACACTTTTAACTGATTTAAAATGTATATTAGAATTAAAAGAAATAAATAGTGTAGGAATACAAATAAAGAAAATATTAAAAGATAAAGCAATAAAATTATGTAGTCAAAATGAATTATTAAGTTATTGTTCGGCAGTAAGTGCAAATCCAAAAATAGGAAAATTTAATTCTGACACACTCGAAGAAGAAGCAAAATCATTAAGAAATGGTATAATTTTAGAAGAAGATAAAAATTCATTAACTATAAAAAATTTTAAGTTAGTATCAATCAAAGATAATGTTAGCAAATTCGGAAAAGGATATTATCCAGAACCATTAAATACTATTTTAGAGGATTTATTGATTAAATTTGAAGAAAAATATTCAAGAAAATTAGATAATTACGATAGAAATGACCTAACAAAATTAGCATTATTGTATGTTCCAATGTTACAAGTGTTAATTAATAAAAATTTAGCAACTCCATCATCGAGTTCTAATAAAAAAGAAATAGAAAAAACATTAAATATTAATAAAGAGTTATTTTATTTAATTAAACATCAATATAAACTTGTATCTATTTATAGTTTAATTAATAGTTTATTAACTGACACCCGAGAAAAAGAGTTGGCATATAAATGTTGTGTAGATTCTAATGATAAAAAAAATATTTGTTATGATTTTGCACAAAATCAAGCGGATTCTGATCCGATAGTTTATGGTTTTAATAAATATGGTTATGTAAAAGATACACCGTGTTCACCAGAAACTAACAAGAGAGGATTAGATTTACAATTAAAAACTCTTGAAGCTAGATTATTGGAGAATAGTTTTTGGAATACTATTCCACTAAATGTAAAAGATACATTTTATTTAAATTTTAAGAACTTATTAAATTATTTCATTGTTAAGAAATTAGATAAAAGTTTCAATTTGAGCAAATCTTCTATAATTAGTTTAATAGGAATACTTAAGGACCAGAATATGGAACTTATTTTACCAGAAAATATTGAGACTGTGCCAAATGAAAACAATGAAAGTGATGAACAGAAAGATGAGACATCTAAAGTGATAGAAACAATAAGATTATCTAATGCGTATTCAACAATAAAGAAATTAGCTGAAAACCAAGGTATTGACCAGAATGATTTTAATTTTGCATCGTTAGGCGAAAATATACCCAAGTTAAAGTTTGCAGTAATTAATTTACTTGAAATTAGACGTTTATTATTAAATTATCAGGCTAACGAAGGTTCCGTTAATAAAACAATGGCAAGAATGTTAGGATTGGTACCAACTGATTTCAGTTATTATAGAATTATGATTCACGGTGGTATACCAATTAGATATCATGATACTATTTTATCTCAATTTATTAAATTATTAATGAATATTAGACTAATTAAACTTAGCACTGTAACATTGTCTAAAAAACCAAAAGATTCTATTACTTACTTGGAAAAAATCTTTCCAAATGGTAAAGATTTAGATATTTGTAGTATCTATAAACCAGTTTTACAAAGACTTCGAACTTTAAGAAATATTACTCCAGTTGAATATGTATATTACAAGAATAATTTTAGTGGTTATTGTGATAGTAGAGACTCGTTACTTTCTAAGGATAGACCTATTTTATTCAAAGATATTAATGATAAGATAATTGAAGCACACAAGAAAGAAATACTTGATTATAATAAGGATAAAATTTTTATTTTAACAGGAATTGATAGTACCGGGGAATTAGAAATATTGAATGTAAATAATGAAAATAGAGTTGAATATCCTGGGCTAATTTTAAGAGCAGGTAATGTTTATTCTAATACAGTACTAAAAGATAATTTAATAACTATTACTTCTGTTTCAACATATGAAAACAATAAGATGAAAATTGGGAAATCAAAGATTAGATTGGAAACTTTAGTAGCTGATGAAGTTATAAATATACCAATGACTTCTCAATATTTAGCTGATGAAGTATTAGATGGAACATCAATTAAGACTAAAATAGACGACACTAATAAGAACATGTTAAATTTAATCAATAACTATTTTCATTTTGATAAAGATACATAAAATCAAAGATACATAAAATCAAAGATATATAAAAGTAAGTTTATAATTATCATTAAATATGGAAATTATAAACTTATTTATTTTAATGAGTATTTACTACTTGATTTATTTTTTAGAATTTTATCAAAGATTCTTATTAATTGTTGGTTCAAGTATGTTTGTATCTTTATTAACACATGTTCAAGTGGTTGAAGAAAAGAGTAAAGATCCTAATGAATATAGATTTATTTATATCACCTTACATAATATTATTAAATTAACTTTATTTACATCTTCATTATGTAATACATTTTACAATAATTTATTTAAAATCGAATTTATTAACAGTGGTTATAATTATTTAAAAAAAGTTAATAGTTTTTATGTAATAGGTCGAAATAAAATTTTAACAAAATTAAGTAGTATTATATTCAGTGCAGTAATACCATTTTCGTCTCTAGGAATGTTAGCACCTCGACCTAATATTGAGAACACAAATAAAAGAACAATAGAAATCAAAGATAATACGAATAATGTATTCAAAGATAATTCTGATATGAATAATTTTCTAGATAATTTAGTAAAAGAAAAAACTATTTAATTTATAAATTTAAAATATTTAGTTGGAATTGGATTTAAGTATTTAATACTTGTTGTATTTATTTTATGTTGTTGAAAATTAAATAGTTCTGGTTGTTTAATAAAGTTAGTTAGATTAGTAAGATACTGTTTTAAATCTTTATTATTTCTAAAATATGTAGAAGGATAAGGTACAACTGTAATATCGTTTCGTTCGGCTACAACAACAGAAGACCTAAGTAATTTATTAGAATGTTGAACAAGAAGCTTTCGCATTGATAATTCTTATTATTAATAATAATAAAAAGTATCAATTTTTATTATTTTTGCCAAAAATAATGTTTTAATTGTCTATTTGTGTAGTAAAAATATCAAACAAATGTGTAAAAAAATTGATTAAAAATATATATAAAAAAGTATATAATATAAATATAATGTCTTTAGTTGAATATAATGATATAAAAAAATTAATTAAGCTGTACTTTGACCAGCCAAAAATTTTATACCAACATTTATTTTCATCGTTTAACCAGCTAATAGAAGAAATTATTCCCTTTTCGTTAGTAAAAGAGAATAATTACTTTTATGAAAATGTAGATAAAAATGATATTTATTTGCATGGTTTTAGATGTAAGAATGTTAGGATTAAACCAGTAGTATTTGAAAACAATCCAAGTGAAATAATGTTCCCTGCACAAGCTAGAAAAAATCATCTTAATTATTTCGCAACTGTTTATGTTGATATTGAACAAATCGTAGAAAGAATCAATGTTCTTACAGGTGATAAAACAATTAAGGTTATAGCTGAATCATCTGCGAATGATCCAATTGCAGTTGCAAATATACCAATTATGATAAAATCAAAATATTGTTCTACCACAGTAAAAAAAGATATGCACGGAGAGTGTAAATATGATCCTGGTGGATATTTTATTGTAAATGGTGCAGAAAAGGTTGTAATGTCAATTGAAAAGATGGTTGATAATAAATGTTTGGTTTTCCCGAAGAAAGATTCAAGTTTCCCAAAAGGATTCTTCTATACTTGTCAGATGAATTCTAAATCAAATGATTGGTCTGATAATTTACAGATTATCACCATAAAAGAGAAGAAAGATAGTACTTTAACTATTAGTACTTCTCAGTTAAGTGACATCCCTATTGTTATTTTTCTAAGAGCACTTGGTCTAGAAACAGATCAAGATATTATTTCAAATTGTTGTTATAGTTTAGATGATATTAATATGGAAAATCTAATTAAGCCATCAATTGATTTTCCAACAGATGAAGAAGGAAATAAAATTAGAACAAAAGAACAGGCTATTGAATATTTAATTACAAAATTAAGAAGAAATAGACGTTTTAGTCAAATTGATGAAGACTTGGCAAAAGTTCAAAAAAGAATTTTTCTACAAAAGATTTTCAGACAAGATTTATTACCTCATGAAGGTGAGGATATTGCCTTAAAAATTAAGGTATTAGGAAAAATGATTAATAGAATTTTTAAAGTGATGTTAGGCCGTATTGAACCTGATGACCGTGATGCATTACAAAATAAGAGAATTGAAACACCTGGTGTTCTAATTGGTCAATTATTCAGACAAAATTGGAAAAAGATGTTAAATGAAATTGGTAAAACTTTTAAGAAGAAGAATCAATCAGATGATAATCCAGTACCTGTTATCAATTTAATTAAACCAAATGTAATCGAACAAGGAATTAAAACTGCATTGGCTACAGGTATTTGGGGAATGAATAAAACTAAAAAAGGAGTAGCTCAATCATTGCAACGACTTTCATGGTTCCAAGCAATTTCTCTATTTAGAAGAGTTATGACACCGTCTCTTGATGCGGCTACACAGGCGGTAACTGCAATTAGACAGGTTAGTAATTTATCGTTCCAATTTTTATGCCCAGTAGAAACTCCAGAGGGTCAGAAAATTGGTGTTGTCAAGAGTTTAGCCATGACATCAACAGTCTCAACACAAAATGATAGTCAAAAGGAAATTATTAAAACAGTTATTAATATGTTTGGTAATAGTAAAAGTCCAATTGATGTTGACCCATTAGAAATGAATAATTGGGGAAAAGTATATCACAATGGTTCATGGATAGCAGTATCCAAAGATATATACGGAGTATATAAGATATTAAAGAAAAAACGTCAAGAAGGTTTTATTGATAAATATACTTCTATCTATTTGGATTTTCACAATAAAGAAATTGGAATATTTTCTGACGGAGGTAGATTAATTCGTCCAATTTTAATAGTTGATAATAACAAGGTTAACATTAATAGTGATGTATTAAAAGAAATTAATACTCAAGTTCTATCAAAAGATAGAAACACATCATGGAATCTATTATTAGAAAAATTTCCAGACCTATTTGAATATGAAGATATTGAATCTTCGAATTATTTGATGATTGCCGAAACACCCTATGATTTGAAAAATAATCAAGATAATATGGATAGAAAAATAGACCATAAAGATTCGGATAAAGTAAATAGATATGGTGATTATAGATTTGTTAATTATACACATTGTGATATTCATCCATGGTTAATGATGGGTGTAGTTGCTTCTAGTATTCCATTTAGTAATCATAATTATGCTAATAGAAATATTATTTTCTTCTCACAGGCTAAACAAGCTATTGGAGTTTACTTGACAAGTTACAAGGATAGAATGGATATTTCACAGATTTTATATCACCCAGAGGTTCCATTAGTTACAACTGAAGGTATGGTTATTAATAATACAATGGATTTACCATATGGACAAAATGTAGTTGTTGCAATTATGAGTTATATGGGTTATAACCAAGAAGATTCGGTTGTATTTAATGAAGCTTCAATTGATAGAGGATTATTCAGAGCAGATACCCTCAAGAAACATCATAGTGAGATTGTTAAAAATCCTTCTACCTCCCAAGATGATATATTTATTAAACCCGACCCTAATAAAGTAACCGGTATGAAACAAGGAAATTATAATAAATTAAATGAGAAAGGATTTGCAGTTGAAGAAACAATAATTACTAATCAAGATATGATTATTGGTAAAGTTTCACCTATTCAACCAACTGGTAATAATAATAAAGTTTACAAGGATAATTCTGAACAATTTAAGAGTAATGTTGATGGTGTCATTGATAGAGTTCACACAGGTGTTTATAATAATGATGGTTATGAAATGTATAATGTACGTGTTAGGATGGAACGTAAACCAGTTATTGGTGATAAATTTACGAACAGACACGGACAAAAAGGTACTTTGGGTATTTTGTTACCTCAAAAAGACATGCCATTTACTGAAGAGGGTATTGTACCAGATTTAATCATGAATCCTCATTCAATCCCCTCTCGTATGACAGTAGCACAATTAATTGAATGTTTAGCATCTAAGATTGCAGCTATATCTGGAGAGTTTATTGATGGTACACCGTTTAATGATTATGACGTTAGAGATTTACCAGCAATATTAAAGAAATTAGGATATAAACCTCATGGTACTGAGACAATGTACTGTGGTATTACAGGTAAAAAGATGGAAGCTGAAATTTTCATGGGACCTACCTACTATATGAGATTAAAACATATGGTTTTGGACAAGGTTCATTCCAGAAGTATTGGTCCTCGACAAGCATTAACAAAACAACCTTTAGAAGGTCGTTCCAGAGATGGTGGTCTCAAGATTGGAGAGATGGAAAAAGATGCAATGGTTGCTCACGGAGTGGGGCAATTTTTGAAAGAACGTTTGATGGAAACATCAGATATTACTAAGGTTCATGTTTGTGATGAATGTGGAAGATTTGCCAGTAAGGTATTTGACAAAGACTATTATTATTGCGAAGGTTGTAATAATTCAACAAGAATTTCAGCAGTTTCTATGCCTTATGCATGCAAGTTATTGTTTCAAGAAATTACAAGTGTTAATATCTTACCAAGAATTAGAACTAAACAAACTGTATACGAAGCAAATGTTTAATATTTATTTAGAAAAAATATAGTTACCTAATAAAATTATTAGCTACTAAATTTTTTCTAAATAATTGTCATAATAAATATTTTATGAATTATAAATAATATAACTATAAATATATGGAAAGTAATTCAGAAGATTTAGAAAATTTAAATCATGACCTAAGAAAATTTACAGATACGTTAGATACGTTAGAGAAGGTAGATAATGTAGTTAAGAAAGTATTATTAACAATAAAATATTTTAATCCACGATTAGATTTTAGTTCTAAAGAGATTAAAATAAAAAAGTCTAGTGGTAATAGTGTTATAGTATTAACTGAATCAATCGCAATTAAAATATTTAGATATGAAAATGAATATGTTAATGAATTAGACATTATTCAGAAATTAAATAATGATAAATATCCTAATATTGTTCAATTATGTTGTTTTGAAGATAGATATCAAATGATAGTAATTGAAAAATTAGAATTAATTTACCAAGATAAGATAATTAAAGAAACTTATAATAATAAAGAGTTTATTATAATGCTTTTTATTATAGTATTATCAACTATTAATAAATTATATCAATATAGTAAATACAATGATGATTTTTCATATTCTAATATAGGTAGAAGTTTAAAAGATAGTCAGTTTAAAATATTTGATTTAGGACTTTGTAAAGATATCGAGGAAGATACTAAATTCAAAGTGTTATATGATTCCTTTAATAATTTTGTTGAAGATATTTTAAAACTATTAACACAAAGTGGTAAAATAGAATTAAGAAGTGAATTAGTAAAGTGTATTGACATTTTTAAAAATAAACATGTTAAACTAGAAGAAGTTCAATTTAAATCACGAATACTATATACATATTCATTTAAGGACTTAAATTTTGATGATATGATTAATACATTAGAAAAATGTTAAAATACAAAAGTTTTAAAATAAAAGTATATATTTTTATTTTTAAACTGCGAATAATGATTCTCGAGAGCCGGACTCGAACCGACGACCAAAGGATTTACAGTCCTCTACTCTACCAACTGAGCTATCCCGAGATTAACTATATATATAATAAATCTTTAAACATATTTCAGTTAGATTAATATATAATAGACATGTTTAAAAGTCAACAACATATAATTGACAAGCTGAAAGACCAACAACATATAGTAAAAAAATTGACAAGTTATTGTTTTATATTAATATATTAACTTATAATGCAAGCAATATTATATACTAGAGTATCAACAAACAGTCAAGGAGATGAAAGCTTGGCTACCCAAAATCAACTTTGTTTGAGTTATTTAAATTCGCAAGGAGTAACACTGTATTCATCCTACAATGAAGTATCATCGGCTTATAATGGTCCACAAAATTCTCTTAATTGGATTTTAAATAATTTTAATAATTGCTGGTTATATATTTATAATGTTTCCAGATTTTCAAGAAACTGTATAATTGGAGGCAATCTAATAAAGGTTGCTAGTTCAAGGAATATTAACATTCATTTTATTGAAGAGAATCTTGATACATCTAATCCAACTCATACACATCAAATTCGAGTTAAAATGTCTGAGGCACAATTAGAATCTGAGACATTAAGTAATCGACTATTAAATAGAAATAAATTATTAAGAGAAACTGGGTGGGAATTTGGTAATCCAAAATATGGAAAGACTGCCAAGGTTGTACTTGGAAAAAGAAAATTTTATAAATCCCCAGACGAAAGCAATGTTATAGATTTTATTATTCAAGCTAGGTCAGGTACATCTTGTCGACAACTAAATAATAAACTTAAGAAAATTAATTCAACCAATGCACCTATTCATTTTTATGATAGTGATGGTGTTACTAAAATTAGTAATTTCACTGCAGCTCATACTCTAACATTTCAAGAAATAGCTGATCTACTTAATGACTATGATATTGAAAAAAGAGGAAAAGAGTGGACCGCATCAAGTGTTTCATCTGTGTATAACGAACATAATTCATTAGGAGAAACTACACGTAATTCATTAGAAGGAAAAATTTCTGAGCTTAATTTATCAATCTAAATACTAAACATCTTGTTCTTTTGGTTTATTAGGACCTCTATTTTTAGTTCTTTTAAGATTAATTCTTTCAACCATAGGTCTAGAATTAATAATATGGTCTGTCATGGTTGCAGCTTTTGTTTTATCTTTAACCACTTCAGTTAATGCTTTTTGAATACTAGCTTTATTCAATGGAGCTTTAGTTTTAGAAACATTTCTTCGTAATTTACCATCATTTACCGCTAATTCCTTTTCTCCTACGTTTTCTAGAAAACTTAAAATAAATTCTTCATATTGTTTTTTATCATTTATTAATTCTTTTGTTTTAGATCTAATCTTTCTAATTTCATCGTCAATTTCAAGCCATTTTAATACTTTTTTTTTAAAATCGGTAGTTACTTTTTCTTGAACATTCTCATTATCTGATGAGTTGTTATCTGACATATTATTATATATTAGATAAAAATTCCTTAAATAAGTTATTTAATTAAGAGGTTTAATATTATAATCTGGTTCATAAGTGGAATTATTCCATGGAGATACATTAAATTTAGGGTTAGCTATTGTGCCTCTAATGTCATGACTGGCATTTTTGAGTGATTGACCAACAGTATCAACACCAATTACGTATTTCTCAGTGTTAATTAAACTGTCACTATTTAGTTTATTTTTAGCTTGTGTAAAATCAGTATCAAACCATTCATCATTTACTTCTTGTGGTAAATAATTTTTACTATCATATTTTTTTAAATAATTCTTGTTAAAATCAACAGTATTACATTTTGAGCCTTTTGGCACAGGTCTGGTAAATGCTTTATTTAAACTAGCACCACCTTCTGTTTCGCTAGGTTTAAATGAGTTTATAACTGAACCCTCTTCTGCTGCACCGGGAGGAGTTTCTACTGTATTGCCTTCACTTTGATAATTATTTTTTAACTCTTCTTCAACCTCAGATATAATTCCTCTAGATTCTTCACTTAATGGTTGTCTTGATTCGACATTTTCAACTTCTGGACTTTCGTCTGAAACTACTTCAATCTTATTATCAGTATTGTTACTTTCTTCTGAATTAGTATTATTGTCATTATCGTTGCTATCATTTGTATCTACAGTACCAACATTCTTAATAGTTGAAGTCATTTGATCTGGAGAAGTTAAATAGTAAATTGCATACCCAATTACTATAAGTAATAAGATGTGGGAAAATTGACTGTCTCTTAGCATATATTAATAATCGAGAAAAAAAAATAGTTTAAATTTTTAAAGTATTATTTTTGTTTTATAAAGTATATTAATATAAATCTATTTCTTCTGATGAGTCAGAGTTAAACATATATTTTGTCTTAATATAAATTTTTTTTATAATAAAATTATTGAGTTTACATTTAGTGCCTTTAACTTTAATTATATCACCTTCGTCTAAATAATTTATACCTACTAATTCCCCTTGACAATTTTTAATGATTGTATTAATTGTTCCATTTTTAATTTCTAACATGTATACAATATTATCGGAATTAACTATTAAAAAGTTATCTTCTTGTTGAAATGTTTTTATTATAATTTTATCTGACAAATACTCTTTACTGTTCATATATAATTAAATTTATTTTTTAATTCTAATTAAACTACCATTGTATTTAAATTTTCTTAATTATAATATAATGTATCAAGATAATTTATTTGAAATATTAAAAAATAAAGATTATTTCACTAATAATACATATACAAATGAATTAATATCAATATTACAAAATTTAGTATTTAATGGTGATATAAAGAAAGTATATAAATTTATTAAATTATTGAATAAATATAACAAGATTGAATATATTATTAATGAATATAATGAAAATGGTGAGACGGCACTTCATACCGCAGTAAGTAATAAACATCAAGATATTGCAGATTTACTTGTTCAAAATGGCGCTTGTACGAATTTAGTTGATAAACATGGCCAAAAAGTTATTTGGGTTCCAGAACAGAAAGGAGGTAACAATCTTCATAAAATATATGGTAAAAGATATACCTAATCAAATATATACTTAATTTTCTTTAAATAAAAATTGATATTTTTATTTAAAAATAATTTATTATTTATTAATAGTTTAAATGAATTTAGATAGCTTGGAAAGCAAATATTTATCAATGACGGATTGCGATATTGATAAGTTATTATTAGGGGTTGACTTAAATGAGGAAGAGTTTGATGAAAAAAATATCAACAAATGTTCTTCTTGTCAGAATGAGGACCTTGTTATTAATCAAAATGGTGAATGTATATGTGAAAGTTGTGGTGTAGTTAATAGTGAATTATATGATGAAATGCCAGAATTTAATAATGATTTAGAAGGAACTTCACGTTATGGGTGTCCGTCAAATTATTTTTATCCGAAATCGGCATTAGGAACTAAATTCCGAACAAGAGGATATAGTCGAATTAGTAATTTACAACGCCAAGGACAGATGCCTTATCGAGAGAAAAGTTTATTAGAAATATTAACAAAAATTCAGAAAAAGTGTAAAACATATGGTATTACACAAACAATAGTAGATAGTGCTAAAATTTTATATAAGAAAGTATCTGATTGTAAACATACTAAAGGTAAACGTGTAGGAAAAAATAGAATTATGAGATGTATTAATCTAAGGTCAATGATTGCTGCGTGTGTTTTCTATGCTTGTAAATTACAAGGTGAACCTCGAAGCCCAAAAGAGATTGCTGATATCTATGATTTGGAAATAAAAAATGTCAATAAAGGGTGTCGTCGTTTTTTAGAATTTATAGATTTAGATAGTTTAAATACAGAATTCTGTAGTTCCAAGTCATCAGATTTTATTGAGAGATTTGCTAGCAAGTTATCTTTAGAAGCACAGTATATTAAAATTGCAAAAGATATATCAACTAATATTCATAAACTGGATGTGGCTTCTACGCACGAACCACCTTCAGTTGCAGCAGGTTGTATTTTACTTGTATCAGTGATGTATCATTTAGATATTACTAAGAAACAAATATCAGATGTTTTTAAAATTTCTGATGTTACTATTTCTAAAACCTATAGAAGAATACATCCTTTCCATAATATTGTTATGAATAATATGATTACTGATTTGGTTCTACAAAAGAGAAATTCAATACCTAAAAAGAAGATAAATATCACTGAAGAAAATCTAGTAATTGATAAAAAAAATATTGTTAAAAAGACAAAGAAAAGTAAAAAATGTCTAAGTGAATCATCAGATGAATCAGATGATTCGGATATTGATGTTTAAATTATAACCATAACCTATATATAAACCTATATTAAATTATAAATTAATTTATAATTTGATATATTAATTAATAGCTGGTTTCGTCAACCAATTATATTTATTTTATTAGAATATTTTTTTAAATAAGAATATTATCAATAATTTCATCAATATATTCGAAAGTATCAACCTTAAAACTATCGTCAATTAATTTTGTATATTTCTTTTTAATATCATCCAAATCTTTTTTATTATCTAATGGAATATAAATTTGTTTAACACCTGCTCTTTTAGCTCCTGCTAGTTTAAAATTTAATCCACCAATTTTAGTTATCTTACCGGTTAATTCTACCTCACCTGTCATTGCTACATCGTTTCTAATCTTTTTACCAAGAAGTCTTGAAATAAATGCAGATGTAAAAGCACATCCTGCACTCGGTCCATCTTTTGGAGTAGAAGTAGATGGAGCATGAATATGGAAGCCATATTTAAAATTCTTATTAATATGTTCATTTATATTTTTGATATTACTGTATTTATCTAAATTTCTCATAATATATTGCGTAGCAGCAGTGTACGAACAATTAACAGATTCTTTCATAACATCACCTTGATTACCTGTTAATTTTAATTCGAATTCATTGGTAGATGATGATGCATTATCGAAAATCTGTATAGGAATAATACCTCCATTTCCATTAGTAGTTGCATATAAGCCACTAATAATACCTATTTCAGGATTTTGATGTATTGTGGTGTTATCATCAATAGGACTTTTTAAAGTATCTTTAATAATTTTTTCAGTTAACCTTAATGTTTTTCTATTCTTTGCAAACATACCCTTCTTACATATTTTATCTAAATTTAATGTTAACAATATATCTTCCATTTTTCTTTTAATATCTCTGACACCTGCTTCCATAGTATAATTGTCAATTATATATTCAATTAATTCATTTGATACTTTAATATCTAAATCATCAAATCCTATATTATTTATTAGTTCAGGTAAAGTAAAATTTTTAATAATCTCTAATTTATCATTAAGTGTATAAGGATTAACTGTTATTTCCTTAATTCTATCTAATAATATAGGATCAACTAAAGATGAATCATTATATGAAAACATCATAATAACCTTGTCTAATGGAAAATCAACACCTTGAAAAAATCTATCTTGAAATGTATTATTCATATTTGGATCTGTTAAATGAATTAAGATTGATGTTATTTCATTAACTTGACCATGTTTACTACATGCTTTATCTAATTCATCAAAATATAAAATACATCTTGATTTACCCATTTCTACCATTTTTTTTATTATCATACCGGGTTGAGAACCTGAATAAGTATAACCATGACCGTGTAATATTTCTCCATCATTTTGACCTCCTAAAGTTATTTGTGCAAATGGTATATCTAATGCTTTAGACACACTCTTTGCTAATAATGTTTTACCTACACCCGGTGGTCCAACTAAACCAAAACTGGAACCTTGACTACTAGGATTAGATATCCATTTTCCAATAATTTGTAATAATGATTTTTTTGCTTCTTCGTGTCCATATGAGGAATCTTTTAATTTTTCTTCAACCGATTTTATATAGGTATATGCTTTGTCCCTATTATTATTTAAATTTTTAAAGAATACATCCTCTCCAGATGATGGCCATGGATAATTGATAATATTTTTAACAAATGTTAATTGTTTAAAATACTCATTATTAAATGATTTCATTTCTTCTATTTTTTCCATTGTTATTGATTTAACATTATCAGGTATGGTTTTATTAGTAGCTAATTGTTTAGCATAATCGACATCTTCGGTACTAACTGACTTTAATTTTTCAATTTGATTCTTTATGGAATTCGAACTTTTTTTAATTTTTAATTGCAAGTAAAAACCTATATTATTAAAGAATAAATTATATACACATTTACTTTGATTTTTCTTTTCTTTTAATAAACCTAATAATATTCCAGCAATATCACCATTTTCATCATCGCCTAATAGTAATAAAAAAATGATATTGAACATTTCCTTAAGTGTAGATGATTTAGATAGAAATTCTTTCATTAAATTTAAAACAGTATGGTTTATTATTTCAAAATATTTCATATATTGGTCATTGTAATATTCATTATATTCTGTTATATTTAAGGTTATTAAGTTTCCTAAATAATTATATCTAATAAACTGTTTTAAAAATTTTAAATCAACATCCTTATTGTTATTTTCAATATACGATATAACTTTATTTTTTTTATCATATAAAAATGGAAGATTTACTTGACTAGATTTTAGATTTATATTCACTAAATCATTATTAAATAACAATCCTACCTTTAATACATTGATTTTATTAACTTTTATAAATAAAAATCGTTCCAACTCTAAATAGTCATTACTTTTAAATTTTTCAGGAACTTCTAATTTATAACAGTTATCGCCAAAGTTAATATTATAGTCTTCTATATCTATTTTCGTTACGGATACAACGGTGCATAATTTATTCAATTCATTAATAAATATCATATCATCAGAATTTATTAAATTACACTTTATCTCGCCAATATACTTCTTAAGTGTATCATTTATATTACCATATCCATATTCTTCAATCAGTTTATTTATTATATTACTATATTCTTCAAATGCTTTAATATTTATATCAAGTATTTGGAACTTTTTTTCATTTTTGAAATATTCATTAAGATTGTCTATAGAATTAAAAGTACTTTCATCATTATTATCAATGATATCTGAAGTTTCAGAGTCTTCGCTATTCTCAATTTCGTTATTAATATAGTCATTGTAACTGGAGTTAACATTTTTACTAATTTCTAACAACTGAGATAACATCACATTTCTTTCTATTTGTTCAATAAAATTTACTTGACATAGATCTTCAATATGGTATTGTAATATTTTTACAGAATCACATATCTCAGAATATCGTTTTTGAAGAATAAACAATTTCATTTTTTGAACATTAATACTATTCATATTTATATTAATAGTGAAAATTAAATATTTTTAATTAGTTTTTTATTTAATTCGTTTGATAATAAAATTATTATCATATTCATTATATTTTCATTAGAGCAACATCATTATTAATATGACAATAGTTTTATTATTTTATTTATTTTTATTTAATTCGTTTGATAATAAAATTATTACCATATTCGTTATTTTATCATTATTTTTTCATTCAAGCAAAACGATTTAAGAAAAAACAAAATACACTTAAGAAAAATGAGATGAGTTTAATTTAAAAATAAAATGTTTACATATTATATATATAAATGCCCGGTACCAAGACTACTAAAGCTAAAACTACCAAGACTTCTAATAAAGCAACCCCTGTTACACAAGAACCTATTCAAGAACCTATTCAAGTTCAAAAAGCAGGTGGCAAAACAGCCAAATCTACAAAGGCTGCAAATGCTGAAAAAACAACAGCAAAAACCACCGCAAAAACCACCGCAAAAACCACACCAAAAACTACTAAAACTGCCCAAAAACCAATTGTTGTTAAGAAAGAAGAAAAGGAAGAAAAGGAAGATTCTGAAAAAACCGTACGTTC